ATTTTGCAGCAGTATGATTGTATTCATAGTGCTCAAACTTGTTGGCATGAAGACGCATATGTGTGTAGATTGTCTTGGTGTTTTCCATTGCAACCATACGGATTCCATCTTTGTCAAAAACCAAAGACATCTCAACCAACATAGATTTGAGACCTTCAGCAAGAATACGGATTGGTGCGGTTTGTACCGTTTTCGCTACTACCAAGTCGTCACTCATTTATTAAGTATGGGGTCTCGGCATGAAAGTATATTTCCGCACATATAATTAATGAGTACTCCTGCTCCTGCCCCCAGTAGTGCGTTAGCTCCTACTTCCAATGAAACTCCTTCAAGTCAATCAAGCAGTGGTCTTGCATTTCTTGTAGGAGGTGCTGGTATTTTGGTTACCATCCTTTCTTCTGTTCTCTTGATTTTGTTCCACGTAGGAGCAGCCAAGTTGTCCTATGACAAATACGGTTCAATTGGTTGGGCTATTCTTGATTTCTTCTTCGCAACCATCTACTACCCATACTATGCGTTTGTCTTGAACTATCCTGGTGTCGGAACTGCAACCTTCTTAGGCGGTCGTCGTCGTAGGTAAGAATTCTGGCCAAGGACGTTTGGTGTATTTTACAATATTTCGTTCTTTTAACTTAGATTCAACATAGAACAAACGATAGGATTCAACAGGGTCTTCTCGTTTGTATTCATTCGGCATAGCAAGTCGGAGTGGAGTATAGCCAATAACGGGTATGCTTTCAGGAGGATTTGCAAGTAACCATTCAATATGGGCTTCGGTTTTGTGTGACTTTTGATTTCCATAACGGAATTGGTATTCACGGCATAGCCACCAAGCAAGATGGCATAACCACATATAGTTATCGTAACTCTCTCGTACCCAGATAGAGGATGGGTGGTTTTTGTGGGCTAATTTGTATGCATTTTCTGGAAGATTTTCAGGATTGAGAACCCAATGAGCGCAGTATAGCATCTGGGCTGATTCAATAATCATCTTAACAACGTGTTTATCGCAGTGATATTCTGCTGCTTTTTTGGGGTCGGTGTGTAGGTAAAATATATTCATGGCTACATCTAATTTTCTAGTCTTCGGAAAATCCATTTTCTGTGATGATAACAAATGAGTGGGCAACCATTGACAACGAATGCAAATTTTCTTGGATATCCATCGGACGTATCGGGTTCTAAATACGTTCAACAGAATCCAAGTGATGTCACTGCGTCCACACGTCAAATAATCGCAGCGAAGACACCTATACCTGTTAGAAACTTTTTTTCAAAAAGCAATGATTATCGTTTGACGCTGAATGACGGTAAGTTGTTGTTGAATTGTATTACATGTGTTTCAACGGTTACAGGAATTGATTTTCTTGCTGGTGGAGGTTATCTTTATTATTCTACAGATGGAGGTGCTACATGGAATCAGGACACTATAAGCACTCCATTTTTAGGAATAGTTAATGCTGGAATACGTGCTAATATAAGTGGATACCAATGGGTTATTGGAGGTCAAAGCAATGGTGTAAATTCAGGATTCAGTATTGCACTTTCAGCAGATGGTTATTCTTGGACCATCGTTCAAATTGATCCTGTTATTGACACTGTTGTTAGATCAATTACAATAGATCGTTCAGCAAATACTGTTTATGCAGGAGGATCTTTTAAATCGTCAGTATTGCTTTATAAATCATTGAACGGTATTTCATGGACTGCTGTGCCTTCTCCAGACATAGTTGGGTTTCAATCAATCGTTACTGATGGAACAAATTTAGTTGTATCTGGAGCATCCACTGTATCGGGTACAGGTGCTTCTATCTTTTGGGTGCCAAATTCACCAGGTCCATTAACCAATAGTGATTGGACTCAATCAACATGGTCTGGATATTCACAAGGTTCAGGTACTATTCGTCTAACCTATGGAAATGGTTACTTTTATGCTATTTGGGCTAATCTTATTGCAAATTCTACTGATGGTAAGACATTTACAACACGTTATACAGGAACTGGTTCTACTCCCAGTTTTCTATACAATATAATGGCAATTCATTGCAACAGTTCAAGAGTTGTAGCAGTTGGACTTGATAACAGTGGTAATGGATATGTTGCATACTCTACTAACAATGGTACATCATGGACTCAAGTTTCAGTTCCAGCACTCAACAATATTTATGCAGCATCCATATCATGGAGTGATACAGCAAATAAATTTGTAATCTCAGCATACACACTCACACCATCAGTTGTTGAATTGTATTCTGCAGATGCTACAAGTTGGACGACAGGCACTAGTACAGCGATAGGTACAAATTATATATACTCCACCATTGGCAATTCATTGACATACTCGTAAAATCAACAAATACCGGTTAGTATTTCTTGAAATCAGGTATAATTTAACTTATTAATGATGCTTGATGGCACCGAAGACTCCCTTGCGAGTTTTGTAACCGTGTTTTTCAAGTCGCTTATCTTTCTTGGCAGTGTGTGATTTCTTAACAGATACAATTCTGCCAGACTTGTTATACTTCAAATCCTTGCGAGTCAAACCACCCGAAGTCTTGACCGCAGTTCCGTGCATCACTTGGGCGCGAGAGCCAACTTTCTTCATACCTCCTTCCATTTGTTTCTACTTAGGAAAGTTTATTGAAAGCCTTGGAATATTTATTTTACTGGTTAATTGCACTATTTCAGAACGATCTTTAAACGAAGAATCTTCTATACGACCGCAATAGATATCGTTGGTATATTTGAATGGAAATTCAACTAGAACGTCCTTTCGTGTTTTATAATGAATGCTAACATGTGCAAGAATTACTCTTCCATCTAAAAGTTCATACAAACAATGATTTAAAAAGTCTTGATCCAATCCTATTCCACCATCTGTTGGATTTAACTTAAATTTTTCATAAGCACTACGAATAGATAACCCATTTATTTTTCGCATTCCCCACAAGCCTCCTAACAAAGGATAACAATGACAAGGATTATCACGAATAGCATGAACTTTGAACTTGCTATTTACAAATTGATTAATCGCCCATCTATCTTTCCAATGAATACGACTATCTGCATCCCGAACTTCCATGAGTTCTACATCGGGTTCATCAATTGCAAAGAATCTATCTATCATATTTCTAGGTCCTGTCTTTCCAGTAGGACGAATAACTACATTTGAATATGATTTCAATATACGAATGAACTCTTCTGTGACATCCGATCCAGTATAAATATATGTTTTCCAAGTAGGATAGTGTGTTTTTATTAGTTCTATATTACTTAACATTCCATCATAATACCTGGGTATCTGTGGACCATAAAGACAGAATGAAAAAACATTTACCATTACTAATTTATAAATTATTAAAGATGATTTCAGGATTATCATTCGCACAAAGGTGCGATTGGACGTTTGATTATAGATACGATTTTAGAAAATATAATGGTTCAATGGCAAGAGATGGTGATTGGATATTCATTAATGGTGATTGTTTATTTCAATTTAGAAGACCAATGAATAATAAATTCAATTGGGTACGTCATAAATATAATTTCATAGTTCATAACAGTGACAGATCATTCGGATATCAAGAATTGGCATTTCTTCTACCAATTGCATACCGTATCTACGCAATCAATACTACGGTATCTCATCCTATTTTGAAGACTATTCCTATAGGCTTTGCAGATATTCACCTGCCTTTTTTGAAAACTTTCAATGTGCCAAAGCAGGAACGAACGATTGAAATATATGCAAATTTTCAACCTAGAACAAATGTAACAAAAAGACAGGAATGTATAGACTGTTTTAAGGACAATCCAAAGGTAGTATTTCGCGACAATCTAACTGTGGAAGAATACTTCAATGATCTTTCTAAATCTAAATTTGTATTGTGTCCTGAAGGAACAGGAATAGACACTCATCGTATCTACGAAAGTTTATTATGTGGTGCAACACCGGTTGTACTTAGAAATCCACTCTCTAATTTGTATGAAAGAATGCCAGTTTGCATAGTGGATAAATGGACGGATCCATTTGAAGTCAAAACTGGTAATATATCATTCAATCATGCATTTTACATATAAATCAAATCGTCTTGTTAACAATCGTATTATTTGATATTGGATTTCCAACCTCAAATAATGGCTAACCCCTAGCCTACACAGTTAGCAGAACGCTAACAAAATATAAACACGTATACCCAGTGTTTAGTTGGAGTATGCAAGACCTCCCATACCAGACATCACACGCAACACGTTGTAGTTGACGGCATACACACGCACTTGGGCAGTACGTCCAGATCGCACGGTGTTAACGGACACAGTGAGTTGGAGAGTGGCCTTGTCAATACGAGAGAAGTTGCATGAACCAGATGGCTGATGTTCCTCAGGCTTGAGCGCGAAGGAGTACACGTTGATACCCTTGGAAGGAGTACGAGTGTGGTGTTGGAATGGTTGGACAACCGAGAAGTATCGTCCCTCACGTTCAGTGAAACGATCTTGTCCGTTGAGTTGGAGCTTGGCGACTTCAACAGGGTTCTTACCTTCACACTTGACTCCAGAGGCAAGGATGACCTTGGCGAGCAAGTAGTTGGTGGTGTCCTCGAAGACAACCGCCTGTTCTCCTTGTTGGGTGAAGCTTGGAGTGGTAGAATCCAACCAAGAGGCACCTTGGAGAGATGGACCAGATTGGAGACCAAGACCTGGGAGGTAAGGACCAGATGGACCATCGTTGGAAGCAGTTGGGACAACAGCAGCATTGGCACCACCGGCCAAACCTCCACGAGCAAGGACGTCCATGACGATACCCTCAGTAGTGAAGTCATCAGAGTAGTTGAATGGCTGCATACCGTTAACCTCAGCAATGAAACCTTGGTTAGGAGTGCAGTCAACGAACGAGTCACGTTGGACAACCCAGACAAGCTCCTTGACAGGGTGGTTGAAGTTCAACTGGATCTTGTTGGAAGAAGAGGTGATGGATTCAGCACCAGTGAATTGGAGTTGCTCAATGAGGTATTCATGAGTCTGTTGGGCGAATCGTCGTCGCTCCTCAGTGTCCAAGTAGATATAATCAATGTACAAAGAGGCAGCAGTCAAGGACTGAATTGAGGTAGGAGCAGTCTGTCCAGACACCAATTCAACGTAGGTGCAGTTGATCCATTGCTCAAACTCAACGTTGATACGCACTTCGTGGTATTGAAGAGCAATCAAAGGAATGGCCAAACCAGGATTTCGGCAGAACCAGAACTGGAGAGGGATGTAGAGAGTCTTGGCTGGGGTTCCGGCACGTGGAGCACATGAGTTAGTCAACTCAGATCCAGCGCAAGAAGCA